CCATAGTACCAAAGTCTTTTTGTAATTTATAAAAGTCTTCAATACCACGCCCTGTTTCTTTTTTAAACTCCATATATGCAGAAACATCTTCTGGTAATTCTATGTTTGCATCTTTTTGTGCAAACAATTCATCAACAGATGATATCTCTTTATCATACCTGTTTTTAATATATTTAAGAACGTCTTCGTCATTTAACTCTGACGATAGAGTTGTTTCTGGTTCAGCAATTTTCTCTTCAGTAGCTGGTGTTTCCTGATTAACAGGAACATTTATTTTTTCTGTTTCATCAACTTTTTCAACATTTTCAAACTTTTCTTCATGCTTTTCTAAAAGTTCTTTTTCAATTTGTTGTGTTGACTTTTCTTCTTTTGTAACTTCTTTTACTTTAATTTCCATTTTATTTAATTTAATTTATACAAAGTTAATAATTATAAGACACCTTTTTTAAGGTTATCTTGGATCAAACTCAGCCATATCAAAACCATCTAAACTATCTTCATTAGACTCGAAAGTTATAGGAGGTAAGTTGTTTTTTCTCTGAGTAATCATCTGAGACTGCTGAGTAGACTGTTGAGTAATTCTTTTATCTTTAGCTTTCTCTCTATTTTGTTCTCTATTATTTATCTGCTGTTCCTCTCTTCCTTTTAATTGCATTTGGAATTGGAATTCAGTTAACATTAATTGCTCTTTTAATGCAGCCTCGTTTTTAAGCTTTTCTATTTCAAAACCAATCTCTGCTTGCTTAACTTGCATTTTAGATTGAGTCTCCATTTGAATTTTTTGCATTTGAATTTGAGCAGCAGCTTGTTGAGATTGCATATTATTTTGTTGTTGCATTTGCATCTCAGTAGCTTTTTGCTGTTGTTCTTGTTTTTGTTTTTGCTTACGCTTTACTTTTAATAACTGATTAGCCATTTTGATATTTTTAATTTCTCTTATATCAATAGCATCCTCAAGATCTATTCCACCTTTTGATAAAGCCATCTGAATGTTTTGCTCTAACATTGCTTTTTGTTCTGCGTCTGGCGACATTTCAATAAATATACCAAAGTCATATAAGTATAAATTTTTAATATCTTCTAATAACCCTATATTGTATTTACCTATTTGCATTGCAAACTCATCAGCAAAATCAGAATACTCTAATACATCAGCTGTTCTTATTGATAATGCTTCGGCTAGTGTTTGTGTTAGAAACAAACTACCCTCTAAAATATGTCTTGTTGCAGTATTAGAATTTAGTGCAGCTAATTTTTGCACTCCTACTAAAGAGTATGCATCAGGCGTAGAACCATCTCGTGCTTCATTTAGCCCAGTAACTTGCCTAATCATATCTAGATAATGATTATAATTACCGATTAACATTTGCATTTTTTGCGAACCACTAGATGAGGTTAGCTGTGTAATAGGAACTCTTGCTTGATTAAAATCACCGTCTTGAGTATAGCTTCTTCCAACAACACTACCAGTTTGAAAATATAATCTTAAAGCGTCTGATGGGTCATATGCGTTTCCTGTTCCCAAATCTACTTCATTCATTCCATCAGCATCTATAAACACACCATCTGGAACCACCTTAGATATTACTTGTTGTAGTTTTAAATGAGTTAATTGTATTAAGTCAGCAAACGGTATCATTCTTCTAACTAAAGACTCTATATTACCCTTATACATTCTAGGTGCTGTAGCTACATAATTAGGCATTGCATATTGACTTGCTGACTGAGGTCTAACCATATTTTTAGCCATCTCCCATTTAAGTATAATGTTTGTTCCCATTACCATAACACCTTCATACCAAACGTCAATTCTTTTTTCTACTCTTTCAAACTTACCCTCCTCCATCATTTCTTCTGGTGGATTAAATTGATCATCTTTAGGTACTGTTGTATAATTTCCTTCGGAAGTTTGTTTCTTTTTATAAACAAAACTTTCAGTTGATTTGTAATTAAAATATAAAAGAGTACAAGTATCTCTATAGAACATACTGTTTTCGTACATCTGTGCAACATTATAATAATCATACCATGACTGACTATACTTAGATATTTCTTTCATATCCTCCTGAGTTAAATCAGGATTTATTTTTAAAACTTCTGTTATAGGTATTGTTTTAACTTCTCCCCAATAAAAACAATCTTTAAAGTATGGATCTTCGGTATAGCTATAAACAACATTTGCTGGGTCTACATACTTTACTTTAATACCATCTCCTAACTGAAACTCATGTTTTACCATTGAAACACCTAAAGTCATTAAATCCATATCGCATCTTTTACGAGTCTGGTCATAATGATTTTCATCTAACATTGTATTAATAGCAATTTCATTTGCCATCTCTACAGCTGGCTTGTAATTCATTTGCATATAAAGCTCCATTTCTAAATCACTCTCTGGTAGCTCTTCAGGATTAACCTGAAACACATCCATTCCAAAGTCTTGTTCTATTTGTTTAAATAAAGGTTTTGCTATAACATTTGTCTCAACCATTTGTTGAAACTTACCTCTTTTTTCTGATGACATTGCATCTTGTGCATATGTCTTTATTGTAAACAACCTATCACTCATACCGTTTACAACGATATCTACAAACTTAGGAATAATAGGCACTGGTGTCCAGTCAAGATTTAAATATGATAGGTCACCATCAACAGCTAATTCGTTTTTATATTTTGCAACTGATTGCTCTCCTCTAGCATATAATCTCAATCTATTAAACTCTAACCACTGACTGTAAAACCTACATTGATTGACTCCTTCTTTTCTAAACCACTCGTATTGAATAGCTTGACCTACTTGTAACCCAAACTCTTTAGTTTTTTTTAATGAATCAGGTGCGAATTGATCGGGAAATGATGCTGATTTTATGTCAATAGTTACGTTGTCCATTATCTTATTATTTGACTCAAGGAATTCTTGTTGTTATATCGTGCAAAGTTAATACTTATTTTTGATTTTTGTTTAGATGGTGTATATAAGTGCTTCTGGTTAGCCATGATAGCCAAACCCGAACTAATAGCCGCATCAAACTTTGTTCTATTACTTATGTCAAATTTTGCCCAGTCAATTAAAGTTTTCTGAAATGGCATATCACCAATAGTTTCAGGGTCTCTATAATGACCTTCAAAATCAAACCCTATATACTTTTCTATATAAGACTCAATAGCCGCTGCATGAGATTGCTTTACATCTTCTGAAGTGTTAGGAATACCACCCAATTCTCTTTCTGTTTTTGATAATTTGTTAAATCTTTTATCTGGTCTATTCATACTATAACCTCTATATCCTCTGTTTTTAAAATGATACAATAATCTAGGTTTGTTGTTTTCACACAATATGGGCATTCCATAAAAAACACAAGCCATTAAAACTTCTTCAAAAAATATTTCAGCCGTTTGTGGTCTGGCTATGTATTCTAAAAAAAATGTATTAGAAGGAGCATCATCCATATTGAATTTTGTTAATCCATGTAAGGCACCATTAGAACCTTTACCAACAACTACTCCTGAAATATCATAAGAGTCACAACCAAAAGTTCCTAAGTGTTCGTTAGCTGGATACTTAATACCATTACGAACATTTACTCTGTTTTGTAAACCAACTCCTGGAGTCCAAGATACTAAAAATCTACCACTTTTGTTTGGGCTAAAAATTACCTTAGTATCTTTTACGCCATTCTGCCAAGAAAAAGATCCTCGTGTGATATGTTGACCTAACATTAAAGAGTCATTATAATCAATTTGTTGGTAAATTTTTGTTAAATTAAACAATGACTGTTTGGATTCATCTCTAAAAGCATGAGATTCAGTTCGTGGAAATTGTCTGTAAAATTCATTTAAGGCATCGGGATCATTTGACAAAGAAGATACTTCGTTCTCCCAATAATTTATAGCACCAGTTGTAATGTCTTCTCCGTCAATACCAATAATAGGCTTGTCAGGAGTATGTAAAACAGGCATACCATATTTATCTATATATCCCTCAAAATTCCATTCCATTGGAATAAATAAATTATATAGTCCTGATTTAGTCTGTCCGTTCTGATTTCTTTTTCCTCCATCAGAATCTTCAAATAATTTTTTAAAATTTTCACCACCTTTGTCTAACGCATTTGAAGTAGATCCCATCATACACTTACCTATAACTTTACTACCAAGTCTTAAACAGGTTTTTGTTACCCTCCAGTTATTTAAAATGTTTTCAGGCCTTTCCCACTTCCCGCTTTCATCATGTAATAGGTATTGTAATTTTTCACCATCATAAGAGTTGTCTGATGTATTCTTCCAGTCTATTGTTGTGTCTAATCCGTCAAGCTCCTCAATACCAATGTCATACATATTTTTTTTAGTTATCTTAGACGCAGGAACTCTATAAGCTAATTCTGTTTTTGGCTTGTCCATACCATCTTGAATAGGCTTAAAAAAGAACGGATAGTTGTTAGATATTGGAACCACTTTATCAGTAAACATTTTTTTAGCATCGGCCCCTGTTTTAGATAGTATACCAATACGAGCATCTCTTGTTATTGTTGCCTGATTAACTCCTTCTGAAGAACTCATAAATGAAAATCCTGACCGTCTTATTTTTAAATAACACATTCCAAAACTTCTTTTGTCTGCCTTACAGGCTTCCCAGAATAAATAAAAAATCCTGTTTGCTTCTCTAAAGTCTGGATTACCAACATCAATCTTAGTCCACTGTAAATACATATAATGCGTTCCTGTAATGTAAGTAGGAACTCCGTTATTTTTAAACCAATGCCCCTGTTCTCTTTTATCAAATTCGCTTTCTATATAATCTACCCATTCTGATTTAAAATGCGGTGGTGCTTCATGCCATTGAAAAATAGTCTGTATTCTTTTTAATATTTTAGGTATTAGAGTTACCACCCAAGTTTGATCTTCTTTTTTTTCTTTATCATTAATAAATTTTACAGGAGCTTTAGGTAGTCCTATTTTTATATTACTTACTTCATAAACCTCACCAAGAGTTCCGTCTTTTGAAATAATAATTACATCATACTTTTCGTTATACCCATACAACCAGGTTTTAGCCCTGTTTTTTGTGGACAATACATTTTTAGGTATGTAGTTTTTTAATACCCTGTAAATACTATTTTGATCTTGATTCTGCAAATCCTTTAGGTGTTGTGTTTTTGGTTTCAGTTGTTATTCCCTCAAGTAAGTTTCTTTCTTCTTCTATTTTTTTAACTATTTCAAACGCATCCATTATACAAAGTTTTTTAGTGGCAGCTGCATTTTTTAATCTATCAGCGGCTAATTCATCTTCGGCATCAAACTTAATAATATCTTCTTTAGCTACCTTAACTAATTGTTTTACAGCCTTTTCTCCAGCTTCTATTATTTGTAACTTTAATTCTTTATTCATTTAATATAGTTGTTAAATTATTAGTAAACATTCGATAAAGCAATTCGCCATCTACAGTAAATTCATATTCGCTTTCAGGTTGATACACAACAACATCACCAACTGAAAAACCTAAAGATATCAATTCTTCGTTAATATATTTTACTGTTCCTTGCAGCCTTTCATATTTAGCACCCTTTTCTAAAAATGCTTTTTTAGCTAACAGAGGTTTTATAAAACAATACTTACCATGAGACTTCCATCCATCTTTATTTTTAAATAAAAAAAATTGATCATACTCTACAAAAAACAAGTTGTCTTTAAAAAAACTTC